CACAAAAAACCGGGATAGGATTTAATGAACTAATATCAACGGTTCAAGGAAGCGTCGCACAATTCCAGCAACTAGGATTCAGTGCAATCGAAGCGGCAGCATTTGTAGGACAACTAGAAAAAAATGGAGCAAATTCAGGGGCAGTTTTAGCAGCACTAAACAAAACAATAGTGGCTTCAGTTTCAGGAAATAAAGACGCAGAAAAAGCATATTCAGACCTAGGAAAAGCACAAGAAACACTAAGACAAAAAAATCTTGATTTGCAAGTTGCAGAATTAAAATTAGACGAAATAAGAGCAAATCCAAAAGCAAAACCTTCGGACGTTTTAGCAGCACAAAACGCAGTTCAGAAATTAAAAGATGAAATCTTATCAGCAACAAACCAAATAGATTCAAGCAATAAAATTATAACACAAAGCACAGGCGGGGTTGCAAACTCGGCAAAGGATTTATTCCAATCAGTTGTGGGAGAAATCACAAACCTAATAAACGCAGGAGATGAAGCGGCAGCAAATGCACTCGCAAAAGATATATTCGGAGCAAGAGGATTCGCCCAAGTTGTAAAACAAATCAAAGATGGCACATTCAACCTTGAGGAATTTACAAATACAGTATTAACGACAGACGAAACAATAAACGGATTAGCAAACGAAACAGCAGACTTCGACGTTCAATTAGCAAAACTAAAACAAAGCGGAAAATTAGCACTTGAACCAATAGCAAACGTATTAGTGCCAGCAATAAATTCAGCATTTGAAGCAGCAAAACCAACAATCGACAATATAACAACAGCATTTAGAAATCTAAGCCCAGAAACACAAAAGACAATAGTTATAGTAGCTGGAATCGCAGCATTGATAGGACCAGCATTATTAATCTTTGCAAAAGTTATAACCTCAATACAATCTATAATCGCAGTATTAAAATTATTAAATCTAACTTTATTATTTAATCCATGGACATTAATCGCAATCGCAGCAATCGCAGCTGTTGTTTTAATAATAAAAAACTGGGATAGCATTGCAGCATTCTTTAAAGGATTATGGGAAGGAATCGTGGAAGGAGCAAAATTACTCTTCGCAGGATTAACAGAAGGATTTAAAATGGCAGTTGAAGGATTGATTCAGATAGGACAAGGACTGCAAGCAGGACTACAACAAATAATAGATTTAATAGTCGGAATATTTGAAAAAGGCTGGGAAATAATAACAACAGCATTTAAATCAGCCATAGATTTTATAAAACAAAACTGGGACAAATTATTAACAATATTCGGAGGACCACTTGGAGCAGCCGTTGCCTTAATTATAAAAAACTGGGACAAAATAAAAACAGGATTTAAAGCTGCAGTAGATTTTATTATAAATATATCAAAGACAGTTGGGAACGCAATAACAGCAGGATTCGCAGCAGCTGGAAACTTTATAAACGGAATCTGGAATTCTATAAAAAACGGAGCACAAGCTGCAATATCATTTATTATAAAAGGCTTCTCAACACTTCGCACAATTGTGGAAAATATTATAAAATTTATAACAAACCTACCCGGACTAAAAACGGTTACAAATTTGATAGGATCGGTCGGATCATTCTTTGCAAAAGCAATTCCCGGCAGAGCAGATGGAGGAGCAATAAAGGCAGGCAATCCATATATTGTCGGAGAATTAGGACCAGAATTAATAATACCAAGGACAGCAGGAAACGTTATTCCAAATAACGAATTAACAGGAATAATAGGAACAGGAGCAGGAGCAATATATAACGTGACTGTAAATAATCCAGTTGCAGAAACAAGCTCAGCAAGCATTCCAGCAGCACTAAGGAGAGCAAATATACTTAGGAGCACAACATGAGCTATCAAATCACAGCAACAGAATATATAGATATTGACGGCGTTCCATTATCGACACCAGCTTGGGAAACACTAAACTTCGATGAATTAAACAGCGGAGTAGAAACAAGAGGCGAAAATCTTATAATTCCACGCAGACCGGGAGCATTTATAAGACCAAGAATAATTGATCAAAAAATTGTAAATATTCCAATAATTATTTATGGAAACAAAGCACCAGACGGAACAACCTACGGAAATGCAAGAGAAGGACTACAAACCAATATAGATTTATTAAAAGCGGCACTCTTCAACCCATATCAACCAAACGACTTCACTAGATTAATGACATATCACAGATCAACAACTGACCTAGAAGCAATCTGCCAAACAAAACCAAATCTTGACCTAGAAAGATTATCGCCAACGACAGCAAGAGGCGTAATTACTATTGAGATACCAAACGGCGTTTTAAGAAGCACAACCACAACCACAATAAACCAGTGGGTAGACAACGACGAAACATTCAATATAGGAGTTCCCGGAACAGCAGACAACTACGGAGCAACTTATAATATACCGGGCCAAGCAAATAGCATAATAATTCAAAACCTAACAACAGGAGCAAGCCTAACATATAACTACCCAACAACTACAGGCTTACAAATAATAACACCAATATTCCAAGCACTAGACGGAGCAACAAACGTGGGAGGACGAATAACAACAACAGGAACACCATTCTGGCTACCATTAAAAGCAGGAACAAATCAACTAAGGGTTCAAAGAAACGGCGGAGCAAGCGTTGCAATGACAATATCATTTAAGGCGAACTGGATTTAAATATGCCATTTTTACATGCTGATCTTTTTAATAACAACGGAACAACAAGATTAACTCCGCTTGTTAATAGCACGAATAAGGAATTTGTAGACGAATTAAACGGAGAAGGCTCATTCTCGCTAACTATACCAGAGGAGGAAGCAGGCTTAGTTCAAATAGGCAGAATAATCAAATTCAGCTACGGCGAAAATTCAGACGATTATGTCTTCGCAGGAGTAATAGAAAAAATAAGCAAAAGCGACGCAGACGAAAAAAACATAGTTAAAATAAATGGCAGAGGAGTTAGAGCCTTATTAAATAACGCCATTATATATACATCAGATAGAACATACACAGATAAAACAGTTGGCTATATCATGGATGAGCTTTTTACAGAAGCACAAGCAAGAGGAGCATTATCAGGTATGACTATAACATTCACACCAACAACAGATAGCGACTCAATTTCATTTACAACAGATCAAGAATTAACAATAGAGGAAAAATTAGGAACAAATTTAAACGAAGTTGCAAAACGACATGGAGAACTGGCTGTAGATATATGGGTAAAACCAGACCTAAGTTTAAATTATTATATAACAAGAGGACAAGACAAAACAACTGGTGATAATCCGCTTGTTTTAAGAACAGGCGAAAGTTTAATTGAATATCAAAGAGAAACACAAGGACCAGTTAAAAACGCAGGCATTGCAATCTGGGGAGATAATAATATAACAACAGCCACAAGAGGAGCGTCAATATCAACATACGGCAGACAAGAAACATTCCTCTCGGTTACCAATATACAAGATCAAAATACAGCAGATAAAGTTATTGATAAATTATTTGACCTATCAGACGAACCAACAAACTCAGCAACAATCGAAATAACATCAGATGGACCACAACCATTTATAGACTTCGAAATCGGCGATTGGATCTGGCTAACAGATAAAAATGGAACGAGAACAAAATTAAGAATCAGATCATTAGCAATCTCAGAACAAGATGATGGAAGCATAAGAATAGTTCCAGAACTTGGAACAATAAAAGCAGCATTAGAGGAAAGACTAAAAAGATTGATAGATAGGCAAGAAGCAAAAACCGGCGACGGGATTCTAGATGCAACAGCAGCATCACCAGACCTAAACGGACAAGGAATACCTACAGACGCAGGAGCAGGAGGATCAGCAATTTATGATGGAACAATCCAAACCTACGACTCACTAACAGGAACTGGAACAGCAGACTTCCCGGGAATAGATCCAGCGGACTGGGATTTCGCAGATCCAACCACACCGCTAGCATTTGAAAATGCAACAGGATTATTCCTAGCAATCGGCGATGACGTAATTGCACTAATACAAACAGACAACGACCCAAATACAAACGATAAATTATTAGTGGTTGGAGTAACAGATAGAGCCGGGCAAATAACCCCAGTTCAACAACCGGTCGGAACGCTTGCGGCTGGGTTTCCATTAAGAACAGATAATCTCCCGAACGGATTTCAAGGGAACATAAATGTGGAAGGAGGACGCGGCGATATTTATGACATAAACGGATTACTAGGACAAGGAAGCGACACAATTATAGG